AAGGATTTAAAGTTAAATTATATTCGTTTTCTCTAATTGTACATTTATATTGTGTTTCATAAATTTTATATGAACTGTTAAATGAACAAGTTACATCAGCATTTGATATAAATGAATTTATAACACCAAATGAAGAAGAAGTTATAGTAATAACCCCATGAGGATAAAATATATTTCCTATTATTGAGTCTCCATTAAGTAATATATTTCCTTCTCCATCATCTGCTAAAGAATTTGGTCCTGCTTTAAAATTAAATGTATTTGGTTTAATATAATCTCCAAATAAACGAGCAGGGATTGAAATAACTCCCACATATGCTCCAGACGAAGTTGGAAAAAATTTTGGATAGGTAAGGGTGGTTTGAAGATAGTTATCGAATTGTGGATTATTTGTAGAACCTACAAATCGATTTCCTTCTTCATCTCTACCTGGGATTAAAATTGGTTGATTAACTGTATCTCCATAACTAGAACTTAAATAATTTGAATAGTAGAGTTCCTTGATTGAACTATAAACTAATCTTCGATATTGGGTTCCTAAATTTCCTGTGGTAGGATCAGATAAGGGATTAAATAAAGTTCCAACTATATTTTGGCCTAATAGTCTATCTATTCCTACGTTTGGATCAACTAAAGAACTGCCTCCATTAAAGGTAAACTCTTTGCTTACCTCAAATGGAGTAACAATTATATCAGAAGTTAAAAGTTGCTTGTAAGCGCTCATTGATTTTAGAAATCTAATTTAACTCTTACTAGTGCTTCTTTTGTGAAATCTTTTAATAGTGGTCTTGAAAGTTTAGCAACAGCTAGTAATTCGTTGTTGTCGTTATATAAACCAATTGTTGTTGGAAATGTTTGTGGGTTGTTTATAAATGAATTATAAATTAGCTCACCTGTACTTCCAGAAATATAACTAGGATTTTGTGAGTAGTTAAGTTCAGCATTTCTAACTCTAACGAATATATAATCAGATGAAATTGTTTCTTGACTATTTAATTGAAAAAATGAGGCATTTGATGAACTAATAGCGCTATATAATCTTTGGTAATTATCTCCATTTGAATTTGAAGATCTATTAGGAGACAAATGAATAGATTCAGATAATGCAAGTGGATTTAATATAATTGTTCCAATATCTGGGAGGAAATATCCATATGATCCTGATGAAGGACTAAATCCATTTGCATCTACTCCTGAACCTGAATAAAGAGTTCCTGCTGATCCACTAACTAATTGAAAAACTCGTCCAGCATCATTAAATATAGTAGAGATAGCATATTGACTATTATCTGTTAATGATATTACTCCTCCAGATCCTGAAAGTAGTAGTGTCATTGAACCAGGAAATAATGATTGTTTATAGCGAGTTCTATCAATTGAAATTGCCCAAAATTCAGATGCTGTGATATTTCCAAAAACAAAATCTGTATTTTCATCTCCTAGAACTAATGTTCTATATTGACCATAAGTAGTTCTAGTGGGAGAAGCACCCGGTACCGCTCCATTATACCAAGAACTTCCACTTCCTTGTTTATTACCATAAGCAATAGCAAATTGTACTTCGGCATCGGCTGCAGAAATAGGATTGGATTGGTAGATATTTAAATAAAAATCTCCCGATGATCCAGCTTGTTGGTTTGATGAGGTAAAGAAACTTGTTAAGGTTACTGCTCCACCTGACCATAATGTGGATGTAATTGAGTCAGAACTTACTACAAAATCTTCAGGTGCTAAACGATTAAATGACATATATTTTTATATTATTTTTTATGATGCTTTTGTTACTTCTACTGGAATTGTTACTCTTGCTCCGCTATCTCTACCTTCTACAGTTAATGTAGCATATAATTTATTATTATTAGTTCCAAATAATGTATTAACAGTAGTAAATCTCATATTCAAAGATGTACCTATAACTGTTTTAGAAACACTAGTACCTAATGTAGTTGTAGAATTTAATGTTTGAGCAGAAGTTGTATTAATACCTACTCCTTCAAATGTACTAAATAAACGCACATCAGAAGTAGTAAAAGTATATCCTGCAGATTCAAATGTATTTCCTCCAAAATAATTTAATGTTTGAGGAGTAATAGAATAAGATGAACCTTGAGCCTGAGCAATAATTGGGGGAATAGATAATATGGGTAATTTGGCTGTTCCTCTAGGTAAAGTAACTAATTTATACTTCATAATTTGAGTTTCTAAAGGAAATGCTTCTAATAGAGGCATATTTAGAATTGCTTCACCGTAATATGAAGATCCAGATGGGTGATTGGGATTATACATTGTATAGTCAATTTCATCATCTGCTAGTGCGAATTGAGTAATTCGAAAAGAACCATCATTTTGTGCTAATAACTGTCTTCCTTTTGTAGTTAAAATTGCGTCTACTGTTATAACGCTATTATTTAAATATCCCATTTGTTTTTTATTTTATTATAAATATGATTAATTTTAAGTAATTAAACCTTTATCTGTTAAATCTTTAACTATTTCAGGTAATTTAGCTTGTATTTCGTCTGTTATAAATTCAGGTTTTACTATACCTGCACCTAAATCAGCCGCAACATTTAAATATATGTATCCTGCTCTTGGAATCCAACGTCTAATTAAAAATGATTGTCTTAGAGTATTATTTAATGATGATAATGAAGTATTATTTCTATATACTTTTAAAACTAATCTTCCTAAATTATTAAAATAAGATTGTAATATGGGAAAAACTAGATTTTCATTAGCTGCGAATCTAATTTCAAATTCTGATGAAGGTAAAGTATCTGGGGATTCAGGGAGGATTTTAAATGGGTATATTGTGGGATCATATCCTGATCCAGATAGTTGGGGATATAATTTATTATAAACTAAAGAAAAACTACTATTAAATGTAATTAAAGAATAATTTGGATTAGAATGGTCTGTAATGCTGAGAATATAGGCTGCATCAGAATATGAAATACTTTGATTATTTGGAGAAGGAGTTTGAATTAAAGAAAATGCACCTCCTTCTATAAGAAAATATGGTTCTGAAAAGGGGGATAAAGAAGAAATATCCATATTAAAATCAAATTTAGCTAATACCGATAAATCTTCGATGTCAGTAAATGGTTCAAAAAGATCCGAGTCAAATTCTATATCATATATATTTGCATTTCCTGGGGATAAAGATACATTATATGAGACGAATTTAAAAACAGAATTATAAGAAAAATCTGCATCGAAGAATGGATAAAGATTAGTTGGAGGAGATGAAAGATCTTTTTTATAAAAAACAAATGATAATTTTCCTCCAGATATAGTTTGGGGAATATTAGGATTAGTTTTGATTTTTAATTTTACATTAGCATTAACTAAATATGTAGATGTTGTTCCTAATAAAAACCATCCGTATTTTATAGATTCTCCATTGTTTAAATTTGTAACTGAGCTTGATCTAAATAAAACACTACCCGCTGCTAATGGACTATAGTTAGAAGATGCAGGATTAGCAGATATAAATGAACTACTATTCCATACCATAGGAATCCATGGGGTACCAAGATCATTTGGGGAAATTGGATTACTTGAAGTGATTGAGCCTGAATATATTTTGTATAGAGAATTATATAGAGAAGAAGTAAGTGCTAAAACGGAGGTTTGGCAATCATTAGTTATTGTAACAACAGTTGGAGTTTGTGTAAAATTCAATATACCTATCCTCCCTGAGTCACTTCCGGTTTGTGAATATAAAATAGGAGTAGCATATTCACCTGATCTATATATATAGTATTTATTATTACCTGAAAATTGTTGGTTTGTAGAATCTTTATTAGGATCTAGATATAGATATTTTCCTCTTTCAAATAGTTGAATTTGATTACCATAGGTAAAATCACTTAAAGCAGGAACTTGTACATTTATATCTTCATCTATTATATAATCTAGATTGATGACTGTCTTTCCTATTACCTCAGGAGTTGATCCTCCTCTAGCACCATAATATCCTACAAATGGACTTGGATTTCCTGCTACAATATTTGCTCCATATCCTGTTCCATTACTACTTGATGTATTGAAATCAGGAGCTGTGGTTTTAACTCCATTGTATCTAGGAAGTACTTGAGCATTTAATGAATAGTTGTATGGTTTTACAGGAGCAAATTCTGCTGTTCCATCTAAAATTTGTTGTTGATTTGTGGGTACTAATAATCCAGTATCGTAATTTACTTTATAAAAATTAGGATCATATTCTAAATTGGTGGCATTATTAAATAATACATTACAATCACTATATTCAAAATTTTCAGTTAGATATGGTTCTAAAACTGTAATATTAGATGAAGATGATGGAGCTATGGATTGGGTAAATTTCCATTGTAAATTCGAAATAATTGCTGGAGATGGTTCACTATTTTGATTATAAATCAAAAAAAGTAGTTGTTCAGTATTTTCTCTAAAATAAATTTGAGAAGAAGTAACATTATAAGTATTGGTACCACTAGATGCGGTTAAATAATTAAGAGAAGAAAATGTTGAATTATCAGCTAAATCACCACCAAAACATGCTATATATACTGGGTTAGAATTAGGATTGTTTAATGTAAAAGAAGCGGTAAAAGTAAGAGGGACATTATTACTGTTAAGTACAGAATATGTTCCCGTAGTTGAATCAAATGAATTGGCAATACCTGAGGAAGAAACAGTATATGAATTAATGGAATTAAAATAAAAAGAAGTTGGAAAAGTAAATGGAGTTGTAAATGTAGATGCACTTAAGTGATAATCTAGTACATTGTTATCATTCGATTTAGTATTACTACCAGGTAATGTTTTGTCAGTTGTATATAAATAATATGTTGGATATTCTGTAATTGATAATACGGGGAAATTTATTGCTCCAAAATCACTAAATAAAATTCTTAATGAATTTAGTTCTTGTAAAGATAAAGTATTATCATTTCCTTGTTCATCAAATCTATTAATCTTAATATGAGTAATTTTTCTAATTGTAGATATTCTACTATTTCCTAGACTGGGTTTTGGATATTTTATACTAAGTAAATATATCTCTCCTAAATTTGGGGATGTATTGGAATCTAAAAAATTATTTTGTATTGTTTCAAATATTGGATCTATAGCTACCGATTCCGTAGTTTCTGCTACATAAAAATATGGTTTATAATTTACAGGAACTGTACTAACATTTAAGAGTTGAATACAATCTTCACCAATTAATCGTTGATGAGTTACCTCTATTCCTGAACCGCTATATTCTCCATTAATAAATTCTTCTTGAGTATTATGAATAAAATCAACAATACCTACTTGAGTATCTATTGATCCATTCCATGATTGAGTAATATTGACAAATAAATCTGTTGTAGAATATTGACCATTAAAATTAGGAGTTGACCCTCCCGCACTTCCAGTAATATGTTCTATGGGAAATGATTCTTCGTCTGTTGATGAAATATAAGTTTTTTGCCCGTATGATAAAGTAGGATAACTACCTATTGAACCTGTTATTGTAATATCTTTTAAAGCCATTAATACGGTATATTTAATGTTTTTGATGTTGGACTACCTACAAATGCTATTTGACTATTTGTTGTAGCTTGAGGTAATGGATATCTATTTCTTTCTAACAATGTCTGTTTAATAATAATTCCAGTTGCTAAACCAGCACGAGCAGGTGTAAAATCTTGAATCATTTTAAATAATGAATTGTCATAAAATTTAATCAATCGTATATAGTCCCATATATCATAATTGTGAATATATTTAGAAAAATAACTATCTCTTAATACATTAAAATCAGGATAATATGTTAATGATGAAGATACTTGTCTTGGATCCCCAATATAATTACCTATATTGAATGAGCCAAGCTGTTCTATAATATCATCGTTAATTTCATCTTGTGGTGAAAAACCTGCCTCAACATAATTAATATCTTTACTAAAACTTTCATCCATTAAGAAATCCTGTTGAACAGAAATATATTGAGATAATGTGCTTCCAGTTGGGAGGGTTTGATCTATTATCCTAATTTTTTCAGTTACTGCATTTTTAACACCTGAAGAGAATTGATCTTGATATATAATTTCGGTTTGAGATGGTAATGAATATATACCATTTAATGTATATATACTACTTGTAGCAGCTATAGTTCTAAATGTTGGGCGAGGAGGAATGGTAGATACTCCAGGATGTATTGATGTTCTAGTAGTATCAGATCCACTATCTAGCATTGTTCCTAAAGGAGCTCTAAATACTAGTGCTCTTAAAGAACTTTGATTTCCAATTAATTGATTTCCTTCAATTGAATATGGATTCATTACATAATCATCAAATTTACTTTTACTTAAATTAATTTTATAAAAACGTAATTCTTGAAATGAACCAGAAAATGGAATATATGTTGTTCCTGCTAATGTTAGATTAGTAGGATAAGAAAGAAAAAAACTTCCACTTCTTACCATAGCAAAAGCGGAAGAAGACACACTAGATGATGCTTGAAATCCTATTTGGTTTCCATCATATCCAGTATAAATTTTATTTTTGGCGTATAAACTCCCCATTTTTTGTTATAAATATTTTAAGTTAAGGAGCATCATACCAAGTTTCAGTATCATACCATGTTCCTACATCTGCCCAAACTCCTCTAGATGGGGTTGGTTGGTAGTTTAATACCCAATCTGTTATAGGGGTTATTTCATCTCCTAAATTATACATTACTGACCACCATCCACCATCAAAAAATGGTAAATACAAAATTTGTGCTGTATTAGTATCTAAATCTATGAATTTTAAATTTCCATATTCATTATAAGGATCAGGAATTGAACCATTATATGAACCACTAGCATATCCAGTTCCTATGTATTCTAAAACTAATGCAAAATTATTTTCAGGGGAATAAGCTAATATCTGATCATATTGAGATGGATCTGTCGGGATACCCGTTGTTTTAAATCTAAATTCTACAGTAAATGAAGACGATTGTTCATTAAATGAATCTCCATTGTAATAATCTTGCCCATAATGAGCTGCTCCATATAGTCCATTTCCTGATCCTGTATCAATTAATAATGGAACTTCAATATATCCTGAACTTGTAGTAAAAAATTCATAATTAAATTGGTTTTGGAAATTATCCCAATTATTTGAAACAGATGTTGTTTTTCCACTAAATTCATTTATACGAAAAATAGTATCAGGAACACCATATATAGTAGAAAGTATTCTTAAACTTTCAGGTGTACCTTTTTTCTTTAATAAGTAAGGTAAGTTGTGATAAATGCGTTTATATATTTCTTTATTAACATCATCCAACGGATCGAGAGCATTTGGATCAGACGCTGTTATAAATAGATTTATGTATTCTAATCCAGTAGGTGTAGGTAAAGAATCAGTAATATAAGGAATATTTAAATTACTTCCAGATGGAGTTAAACCTAGTAATGCTGAATATAGATCTGTAGATGAGAAATTATTTTGATATATTTTTACACCTAAATCCCTAATAGCTTGTGCTACTATATCTTTTGAAATACCAAAATTTAATCTATTATCGGCATCAAATTTATTAGTAATATCTTTCAAATATATCCATACATTATCAAAATGTTGTCCTATCATTTGGATAAACAACATATATTGATCATTTGTTGAATCTTCTCTTAAATATGTAGGTATAGCATTTACTAAAGCATCGTTATTTTCAGAATCAAAAAATGAAGCAGATGAAATTTGAGAACTAAGCCAACTAATTGATACTATATCACTAGTAGAATAGTTTATGTATGGGGCAGTAGAGTTAGTTTTAGGCCAAGCATAACTGCCAGATTCATAATAAAGATAGTATTCATAACCATCAAAATTAGTTATGATTTCATTTATTCTATTATCCCATATTTCTCCACTAGCAGAAGCATTTGATTCTGTAGAACCAGATGAAAGACTACTATTAGCTGTATATTCTTCAATTAATGATAATTTATAGTAAAAATTTTCTAGTCGAGATTGTGCGGATGAAAAATGCACAAATTGAGAATATTCTGAATAGTCTATATTAATTTCAATTCCTTTTTCAGCTAATATACTATTAATCTGAGATTTTAAACTTCCAGAACCTTGAATTGAGTTTGTTAGTTTTAGTTGGTTTTGATTTTGATATATTGTAGTATTATTAATCTGGTCTTGAGTGTTTAAATTAAAATTTGGACCCCCAATATAATTTAATTGCTCAGTAACAGTAAATACGGTTGTTAATTCAATTTGATAAGCTTGAGATTCAGCGATCTGTTCAACTACCCAACATTGTGATTGAAGTATAAATTCGTCAGGTAAAGGTTCGTATAGTTTGATTAATACCGTAGGATCGCTGGGGTTGGTACTATCTAAAGCTATATTATTTGCTATTACTAATTTATTATCTCCAAAGTTCAAATAAAAATCAAAATATGAACCGGTAGCATTAATAATTTGAGTTGCAAGTTGGACTGTTAAATCTGCTACATCTGTATTAGATATAGTAGTAGTATTTAATCTTAATTCTGTTCTATCAGTACTTATGTCTTGTATATAAAAAGTACTATTTGGAGATGAAGATAACTTTCGTTTTAAAAAATTATATATTGTATAATATTGACCTTCTTCAAATCCTTGTGATTCTAAATCATTTTGAGGATCAATTACTATATTATTATCTTGAATTTGATAACCAGGATATCCTGCAGTATTGCCAAATAAAACGTTTTGATTTAAATCTAAAATAAAATATTCTAAATAATCTTCTGAGGGATTAAAAGCAATATTTATTATAGAATTAGATATAAGAGATTCATCTGCTGAAGAATAATTTTGCAGTTGAAGTGTATTCGGATCTACATTTTGTATGTTAACTATTTTCTCCATCAGATGGGTTGTGAACTTGAAATTGACGAATTAACTAATTGTTGGTTAAGTTCTAAATTTTGTTGTTGAAGAGCATTAATTTCTTCAATTAAAGCCTGAATGTCATTGTTTATAACATTAGCATTAATATATTCAGAACTTGTCTTTACAAGATACTCATGAGAATTAATGGCTCCTAGTTTAGGTATTTGAAAAAAAATATCGTTATAATTTTGAAAAAACTCTTCAACAGAAATAGAAGGAGGTAAAGGAGCATTAGGAGAAACAGAATTAGCTAGTTGAGAAAATCTAGTATCTATAACTTTCTCATATTGATTTTTAGCGTATGCTCTTTTATTCAAATTTAGCTTTTCCATTATCCATTAATAATTTTAAAGTAATAATTATCATCTAATACTACTGTACTTCCATTTATTGTAGTTTTAATTAATATTTTATAATATCTTTCAGGTTGTAATCCTTTCATGTACAATGTAAAGAAACTACTTATTTCATCTTTACTTAATTGAGTATACGTTGTATCAAAATTAACTACATATTCATTTGTATCTAAATCCTTTATTGCATAATATGAATTATCAGGTAGATAGAAATTTTGAGTAAAATATGAAGCAGTTGAAAATACTCGAGCGGGATATTCAGGTCTTGAATATACTCTAAACTCGTTAGTGCTATCAGGATAAAAATATCCTGGATTTTCACCAATTGTAACTACAAATGGTTGAATATCAATTGTAGATAAAGTTGAAGAACCTGTATTGAAAGTAGCATCATCCCATTTAAATTCTAAGCATGGAGGATATATTGTATGAGTATCAATAGAAAAATATTTTATTTTAGGTTGAATATCTTCACTATCAATAAATTCTGTTTCTTGCTTAATTATAAAACCATTATTTTCAATAGAAGAACTATACCAAGCATTAATGATATTTGTAACATTTATATTTATATCTTTATCGGTATAATACTCAAATGTTTGAGAACTACTTAAAGATTGAGTTATATACCATGTAGCTCCTCCTGGATCTACTGATGATGAATATGAACCTGTTGAACCAGGAGCAAATGAACTAGTAGTCCATGCTATTCCTCCTTGATAATCTCTCCAAATCCAACTTGCTCCATTTTGTATTTCTGGAGAATATGCAAATCTTCCTGTACCCATATTCCAAGATTGGGAAATAGGATATGCTTCTATTGTAGTATCTGAATTTAAACCAGTAACGTTAGCAACAAAGCATTTTAAATTAGACTGCCATTGAGATCCAGAAATTCTATTATCAATAACATCTGTTATTTCATTTGAATCAAATTGAATTAAAAAACGACTTGTTTGAGGAGAAGGAGTTCCATAGGTTCCTACTTCTAAAGAAGATTCTAAAATTTCATCTAATCCTGTATTCATTTCAGGATACAGAGAGTACAATGTTGTATCTTGAGTTGGGAATATTTTATATACTGCCATGATTTATTTTTATAAGGATACTACTCTACCCTGAATGTCTGTTTGTGGATATCTAACTTCAAAAATCATAGGATCTAATGAAGGATAAACTACATTATTTCTAGTTGCTCCTGATATATCATACGAATATTCTGAGTATCCATCATTTGTTCCTACTTTATTTAAAATATTAACTGTCTTAACTGTTTGAACACCTTCAATTTTATCTAAAAGAATATAAATTTCTCTTAATATAATTGGCTGATTAATTTGCCATTTTGAAGTGTCAAAATATGATTGTAAAGCTGAAATACATGCTGTTAGTATTTCATTACTGTTGTAATTAGGAAGTACAATAATATCAAAATCTACTCCAATATTGATAATGAATCCATCTTTAATATTGATAGCATCATTAATCATTCGATATTGAGAAAGATAAGTGATTAAATTTTGTTTTAAAGCAACCGAAGCAATATTTAATTTACTATTAAGATCAGTTGTTAAAACATATAAATCTAAAATACCAGCAGATTCACCCATTGATGCATTTTGAGCTTTAGTTGGTTCAATATATGCTTTTGAAATATTTCCATATCTAGCAGGCATACTTAATGCTCTTACTAAATAATCATCTTGAGTTACATTTCGTAATTGAGTAGCAAAATTTGCAGAAGCATTTTGTCTAATTTCTTCAATTGTATCTCCATCTCCTCCTCCGCTTGCTGCTTCAGGATTGGTAATTGCTAATGAAGCAAAAATATCATTTGCAGTTGTTGTATTTAGATTGGAATTTAAAAACTTAACATTTCCGTTTAACTTAGTTAAAGTATTTGAAGATACATTTGCGGTTACTCCTCCGCCTGTTAGGTATCTAACTGTTAAAGTTGTATTTGAAGGTGCAATACCATAAGTATCTGTAAATAAAAAGTTTGAGGGAGCATAAGCTGTAGTAAGTTTGGATTGCTCAAATGGTAAGCCAATACCTACATTATCTGGATTTGGAATAATATTTTCATCAACATCTGCTGTTGTTCCTGCTCCAAATTGAATTTGTAATGTTGTTGCATTTCTAAAACGAGTAGCAAATCTACGTTGTACTTTTTTTAATTTTAAAAGATATGGAGTATCTCCACTATATTGTGATAAATTAGGATCGTTAACATTTGTATTTTTAATAGAATCATAAACCATTTCTTGACCTAAATAATCTACTTCATACCAAACATTTCCTTCACTATCTACAATATCTAAAATACCCACCATATTTAAAGCATTTATTTCAACTGTTGAAAATTTAACAGGCGAACCAAATGAAAAAGTAGTAGTATTAATAGTAGATGAAATTGATTTACGTGTCTTTTTTAATAAGTAATATACTATTGTTGATATACCTGATCTTTCATAAACAGTAATTTCAGTAGGATCTCCTGAGCTAGATACTGAAAAATCTACTGGGTCAGATAATAAGAATGATATGCCGTTTGATGTGGTAGCAGTAGCATTTTCATTAACCAATAACGCATAATCAAAATCAGGAATATATACTGAACTTGAGAGTTTAGAAGGTATTTTTTGATAAAAATCTATATCTGTAGCTGCTATTCCTGTTACATTTGGTTTATACCCAAACATATATGCTAATTCAAATAAGTTATTTGATTGACGAGCAAATTGTAAGTAGTTTTCTTGAACTTGATTATCTAGATAAAAAGACAAAACATCACCTACATATGCCGCCATTTCCATGAACATCATTCCTGGAGATGCTGGGCTAAAGTCATTATATGTAGTTGGGAAATAAGTTTTAGCATAGTCAATTAGACTTGCTTTATACTCATTAAAATCTTTATTTATGTATTTTATATTTTTATTAGCAGCCATTATACGAACGTTATTTCTACTTGATCTGTTACTCCAGTATTGATAATACTATATGTTAATTGTACGTTAATTTCATTAGCATCGGGGTATTCTAAGATATCTAATTTTTCTACTCTTATATTAGTAAAATATTGACTAATTAATTGTTGAATATCTTGTTTTAAAAAATCTAAATTATCTGATGTTATTTGTTCAAAAATGAATGCTCTTAAGTTAGCACCAAAATTATTATTTAAATATCTTTCTGTTTTATTTGTTAGAAAAAAATTTAATAAGTTATTTCTAATAGCATCTTTAGTTGTATAAGTTGAAAAGAATACTGCAGATGCATTAAAAGGAATAGATATTCCTACTGCAGTTCCAGGTCTTTGATCTATTGGAAATATTTTTTTAGCGCCAAATGCCATTATCTTCTAGTTAAATTCATTATTTGATCTAAACTTAGTTGTCCGTCAGGTAAAGCTCCATTTACTGGGTCTATAGGTCCTTGCATTTTAAATTCACCTTCTAATCCAGATTTTGGTCCTTGAGCCATTTCTCCTAATATATCCATATATGCTTTTTTGGTATCAATAGGAGATTTAGGTGGTAAAGAATTAGTATTAAAATTCAAAGTACGAGTTTCAGAATCAAAAGATTCTCTTATAGGCTGTTTATTTGATCTAACCGCCTCTAAAAGAAGATCCTTCATTTCCTCTTGGATTGCCTCACGGACTGCTTCTTTAATAAGTTTTTTAAAAATATCTGTTTTCATTTGTTATAAATATTTAATCAATTGGCTTTTAAATTGCTTTTATCAATAATTAGTTTAAGTTCTTCAATTAATACTTGGGGTGTTGTTGTAAATGAGAGTGGTGTTTGTAATAATATAATACCTTGAGGATTCTTAGCCACTCCTTTTATTCTTTTTACTGTGGGAGAAAACTGTTCCTCAACAATATCTAAAGTAAATCCATTATACACTTGTGAAAATGTTGGGGATTCTTGAACTTGAGTATATTGTTGCTCTACTGCATTAAGATAATCATTTGTAGATGTAAGTGGAGTTTTAGAATCAGATCCTGTTGCTCCACATCCTGCTAAATAACTATCTATACTATTTAATAAATTTAATATCTTAAATAAAATTTCGTTAGCATATCCTACTGCTGAGGTTATAGTTTTTATTTTATTTGATGTAGTAGTTATTAAAGGAGGTAATGTTACATTAATTAAATCATTAGCTTTAACATATCCATTTATTAAAGCGCCAGGAATTGGTATTGCAGGTGGCGCAGCTATTATTGCTGCTTCTAATCCGAGAAGAACAGCTTTACCTATAGTTAATCCAGTCTCTGTAGCATCTAATATTGGGGTTAAAGTATCTATGGGTTTACTGAGAAGTTCTATAGTTGAGGATACAGAATTTAATTTATCAACCATATTATTTCTTAGTTGAATAATATTTTGAAGATCATCTGCAGGTAAACATATACTTGGCATTACCATATTTGGTTGACCTATATTCTGGATTCCTGTTTTTTCAACTATTTGAGTAATAGTAGGAACCAACTGTTGAATCAAGGATTGAGCTTTTTCAGC